TTTCCATTTAGTGAAAGAATATCCCTAGCTTTTATTAAGAACGCCTCTTGGTATGAGCGTGTTCTCGAATTCACAAAGAAAATTATCAATTTCATCTTGAGGTGTGCACGATTTTGCGTACAATATTTCTTCCCTGAATGTAAATTGTTTGAGTGGCTAGAAGATAACACTATTACTGAATGGCTTGAGGATTCTGCTGTTATGATTGATCCAAGCGTACAAGAAAATGTAAAACAGGATTTTAAAGCTATCGCATGCTTGTATTGGTTGGTAAAACAAGGAAGGGATATTGAATTGAAATTGGCTAGTTGCAAGAAACCATCTGGAGTACTTACAACGGTGCGTGATCGATTAAAGTCGCTTGTTAAACTACAGGAACACATTGCAGGAGCTTGTAATAATGCACCTGTTAAATTTAATCCATTCGTGTTGTATATGGCAGGCAAGTCGCAAATTGGCAAGTCACATCTTTGCCAGGTTCTAGCATCTATGTTAGAAGAGGACATGCCTCAAGTTAATAGAAGAGTTATTCCAAAAACATCGCCATACGTAGTTACTGTAGGAAAATTCTGGGATTTATATGCCAACAATGATGTTGTATTCTTTGATGATTTCAATAGAAATACTAATCAGCCTGATACAACACAAACTGATATTGCTTACTTACTTGATCTTAAGGGACCAGCAACATTCGTGGTTCCCAAAGCTGATATCACATCAAAAGGTATGAAGTCCAATGCCCATTTAGTTTTATGTGCCTCTAATTATCTGTACCCGACCCAGAATGGCGTTATAGGTCCGGTCGTCTGGGCTCGTCGTGATTCTGTTTGGTGGGTCACTAGAGCTGATATCAAAGCATGCACAAATCATGCCACTCAGAAGGTTGGAGTATTGACATGTCCAGACTGTAAAAACCTTGATGGAAATCGTGAAGCGTTAGCAACCTTTAGCCATCTCTCGTTCAGTAAGTGCTCCATTGATAATGATTATAATGATAAAGCTACATATGATGATTGCCAAAATCTTACGTTCCAGGAGTTTCTTAGAGTTGTGAAGCAGGAAATGAAAGTTTATTATGCCGGGGAAATGGAAAATTACAAACAAAGATTAGTAAGTTTAGGCATTAATATGGAGCATGGTGATGTGATGCTGCCCGTAGATCCTTTTGAAAAGATGCACAAAATGATGAACCGTGAGTGCGTAAACAACATTATTGATGGCCTTGGAGGCAGAGCAAGCCAGTTTCGAGCCACACCAGCTGGTTCGTATATGTATGGATTTAACCCTATGTCAATATTGTATGATTGGTTGAACCCAAAGCATGGAGTTATTGATGCGGATGATGGTGACTTGGAGAATATAGAACCAACCCCAAAGTATCCCGGTTTAAATGAATGTGTCCACAACATTGCATGGGAAGGTATATTAGATGGTATGCCAGATGAATTATTGGGTGCTGATCCCAAGGAATTGCGAGAGACTTTCAACTATAAGAGAATACGTTTTGATAATAGGGGTCACGAACTCTATGTCGACGCTGAGGATG